TTTCAACGTAGCAACCAAGTTGTTTATCAGTTGAGTAAGGTTCTTTCCAATACATATCCAAATCCTCGATATATAACAAGCCATCTTTCTTTCTCTTTCGCATGAAATAATCACAGCTACTTTTTGTTTTTAAGTCAATCAATCTAATTTGTTTAGTCTTGGTGTCATAGCCAAGCAGATCAAGTTGACCGCCAACTGATTTATCAGGTATCGACATCATATGTTCAACTGCCATCGGTTCAAAATGTGTGAACAATTCATGTTGAAGTAATGGTTCAACCCATGCACCATATTCATCAGGATCAATTTTGCCGTTGCCCAACATATGTTCAGCTAAACATTCATGGCACTTCTCTCCTCTGGGTTGCCATTGTGATCTCCACATTTCAATATTCTGTCTATCTTCTTCTGTCAGTTCACTACAGACTTGAGTAGTTGAATAAGACATCCATTGTTTGGTTTCTGTATTCACATATCTATGTGTATTTTCATCTCTTTTAATTGGAAGAGGTTTTAAAAGTTGGAAGGTTTTCATTGTTAGAAATCGTAAGTTGGAAGGTCTTTAGGATCAATAATTTCTATTGTTTCCTTTTTTGGTTTGGGTTCTTTCACCCTAGCAAGATTTTGGTATTCGACACCTTGGTAACCTTGCGGAAATGCTTTGTTACCTTTGGTGTTGCTAATACATTCTGTCCACCCTGGGGGAGGTGTGTCTAAATCTTCTAAAGTCCAGTAACCTTTTTTAATACCATCTTTAAGTATTTGTAGAACTGAAGCATCAAATAGTTTTTGCATTATTCAAAACCCCTTTCTGCTGTAAATACTCTTGATGCTGGATGATTATTTTTTGGCTCTTCTGGTTTGTAACCTTTCTTAAGTGGATATATATCCTTCCAGCCAGCCGTAATTGCTTTTTCAAGAGCTTCTTTTCTATCTTGTGATGGAAATGACCTGAGAGTATTAAAGATGCGGTTAGCAACGCTTTGAGTACACGATGCACCTTTTTTCTTTCTTATAGGCCACCATTCAATTAAAAGATCTGCATATTGTTTTAAATCATCAGGTATTACCTCTGGATTGATTATGTAATAAGAAAAAGGATCAGAGGCGATTGATTTTGGTTTTCTTTTGGCAGCACTTTTCATCTTCTGTTTAAGAATTAGACGAATGTACTGTGGAATTGTTAGCTCCTCTCCTCTAGCTTCATTTAGATAAGTATGAAGATCAGAATCTAACCAAACACAAACTTTTGTTTTTTCCATTCATAATAAACTGTTCATTACTGACAGTAGGTGATATTTATTTAGATGTCAAGCAGATATCTGAAAAATTCTTTTCCTTATTCTTATATATATACATATATTTATAATATATATATATTTATATATATAATATTTATTTATTTATATTATATTTCTTTTTCTTTTGGTTCTTTTCTTTTTCTTTTTTGGCCATTCATAGTTGTAAAATATCTATGTGCTAGTATTATGGTATAAGTTTGCTATTCATTATGTCTGAAAATGTTACTGAAGAAAAAAGAGAAACTCTCAAAAGGATTAGTGTATCTGTAAATCCTGATGATTATCAGCATTTAAAAGACCTATCAAGAGCAGGACTCTCAATAGGTTTTTTAATTCGTGAAGCTATACACGATTTTGTTATAAAAACTAAAAAATAATTAAAGGTTAGAATGTTTACCTTTTTCTATTAACCAATCAAACTTATCAATCATATTTTTACAATTCTGACATTGTAAAGCTGACCAAGATAGATGATATATTTGACCTAATTCATTACATTTAGGGCATTTAATTGTAGCTCCAGAGTATCTTTTACATCTGGAGTAACGTGTTACTGGTACAAATTCAATCATTTTTTATAAGGTGTTTTAGTTTCATATAAATCTTTATTATGATCCCACCAAATATTGATAATATATTTATCATTATCAAAAAAATAACCTCTATCTGATTCTCTACATTCTTCAATATAAAACTCTATAAAAGGTTCATAATAATCTGGATGTAAATTATTATCTTTAGCTATTTTTTTAGCTGTATTAGCACAATGCTCTTCAAATTGTTCATTAACATAAAGAGCTTCTTTTTCTTCCATAACTTGATCTGGTAATGGGTTATCAATCATTTTTAAAATCCTCCTCTTCCCACTCATCAAATTTTTTATCTTTCCAGCATGAATCATTGATATCTATTTCATGCACATCATCATATTCCCAATCTCCTCCACTTGTAAAAGTCCCTTTATAAACATCAGAAAATCTAGATCCACAAAGAATTTCACAACCCTTTTGTCTCCATATGTCTTCTTCAGTTATTGACTCTGGAACCTTTAAAAATAGTTCATAACTGGTCATTGAGTTAGCTGTAACTCGATAGTATTTGTGTTTAGTTTTTTTCATTTTCGTTACCGAATTTTCGTTTTTGGAAAGTACTGGACTTACATAACTGTTACCTACCTTGAACATCTACTTAAAGACTCGTTAATAAATTAACTTTGCAATCGTTGGCCTACAATTAATGCCAGTAAATTATTCAGTTCTTTTTAAGAAATGAGTTAATAATATATTCATAGCTTCTTTCTTTTCATCTTTATCAGACGAAGTTTTATAAATCTTTTTTTGATCTATATATATTTGATATTTTAAATCAATTTTATCTTGTCTTTTATCATGTATTTTTATTTTATTTTCTTTCTCCCATTCCTCTATGTCTGATTCAACTATAACAATGTCATACCAATCATAAAAAGTATTAGGGTGTACTTTATCAATTTTTTTTCTACATTCTTCCACTATTTCAGTTCTTGATAATCCTTTTCTAATTAATTCTTTCATGTATTCCATACATGATTCTCTATTAGGATTTACATTTACCATTAATCAATTCTCCTACTGGTAATTTGAATCTCTCTTACTAAATATCTAACTGATTCTTCATAATCTATTTCATTACCTTTTTGGGGTAAAAAGAAAGTAGCATCCCTTTCTGCTAATTCACAAAGTGCTGAAAGAATATTCAATAAAACTCTAACTTTTTGTTCAATATTCATTATTTAATCCTCTTTAACTTTTTACCTACTTCTTCTTCAAACTCTAATTCTTCTTTAATTTCTTCTTCAGTTTTACCTACTCCATATCTACTTTTTTCCATTTTCATATAATTATCTTCAATAAAATCATTATCCTCAAAAAAAGTCATACAGTTTTCTTTATTAATTTTTTTTAGCCTTTCAATAACATCTTCTCTATAAAGTTCTCCAGAACTATTTATATGATTTACTAATCTAACTATTACTAGTTGATTTTCTGGAGATAACTTATCAATGTGAAAGGGAACTTTCATAATGTGTTCATTCATGATTTTTTTATATAAGAATGTAATAATAATGATATCATAAATATAGTTTATGTACATACATTCATGTCGAGAGTTAAACAATTCATTCAAGATCATTCAGACTTGCCCATTCAGGACATTCAAGACTTACTTCATTCAAAACATTCAATAAATTCTAAAAAAGAAAAATTCCAGGATTTTGATTTTTTATTTCAATTTTTGATTTTTTACTTTTTAAAAATTAAATAATTTTTAATAATCACTTGGTAATGTATTTATATAATTCATACTTGTCATATTATCTTTAATAATAAAATGATCTTTTTTTCTTATAGTTGTAAACCTATCTTTTTTAAATTTACTTTCTAAGTTTTTAAAATATCCTTTTTTTTGAGTCCCGTGTATCAATAATGCGAAGGGATCAGGTTTAAAACAACTTGAATCATCTTTATCTATTTTGTAAGGTTTGCCAATATGTTCAATACCTTTTTTTATTGCTTCCTCTTCAGAATTAACTACAATTGCCCATCTTTTAAAATATCCCTTATGTATTAAATCGTCACGTTTACCACCAAAAGAAGCGGTTAAAAAGAAATTATCAGGTATTGAGACATTAGTCCCGAATAAATGCAAACTTTTAGAATAACAATAAAATTTTAAATTAGGGTTTAATCTTGCTACTGCAAACCAACTTCTTAAATATTCCCCATTAAAAAAGTCTCCCGAACTATGAATTCTAACTTTATCTATACTTTTAGTTATATGCTTTTGAATCGAAGCATTAATTAATTCATATGTTTTAAAATATCCGTTTTTACTTCTTAAAGTTTTTAAAATTAAATCTAAATTATATTTTCTAGCATTATATACGTTTTTATATTGAGCTTCCTGACTAGCTGCAAAACATCTAAATTTATTTTTATCCCCATCCTTAACAGTTAACTTGCCATTATCATTCATAACAGCATAACTTTGGCATTCATTAGCCATTGGGCAAGTTTTACCCGCAGGTAAATCAAAAATTAAAGTGTTTTTTAATTTTTTATTACCTTTTGACATTTTTAAAAGTTCATTCATGATGATTTATAAAAAATTGGAAGGTTAAAAGTATTTGAAAAAATACTTTTATTTAAGGATCAGTTTTAAATGATCCCTAAATGAAAGTATTAAAAAAATAAATTGTTATCCTCTAGCTCAGTTATTAACCCGTCAAAGTCTTCACTTGGTGGTAACACTGATAATAGAGCATTAACTTGTAATGCTCCATATTCAGACTTTAAATAATTTATATATTCACTTCGACTGTTAAAGCCATCCTCTAAATATCTATCTAAAGGAATAGTTCGTTCTTTATCGATAAAATTCATTTTGAAATAACCTCTAAATTTTTTAAAATGTAAGATTTAAACTCAATTAAAGAATGAAGCTCTTTAGTTGAAGTTGAGATCGCTTTATGATTCTCTTCTAATTCGTGATTAGTTCGACACTCTGGAAGATAATTTCTACAGTATCCAATATTCTCACGTAAAAAGAAAATCCTATCATCGATAAGATTTTCTATAATTTTGATTTGATTGTTATTAAAATTCATTTTAATAATCCTCTGGGAACATTATGCAGGTATTGTTATAATCAGCTTTTGTATATTCTTTTAAATCCATTTGATTTTCTTTTATTCCATAACCTACAGTTTTAATCCATATCTTTTTACCAGTGCTTAAAATATAAACTGCTAATATATCGCCGCCGTTTTCATTCTTTACAGCTTCGTTATTCATTTGTATGGAATCACTCTCAACAATTCCCCAATCTTGACAAAAGTATTTATTTTCTAATATAGAAAATACTTCCATAGCAATATTAAAATCTTTATCCATATAGTGACTTAATGCACTTGAATAATGAATAAAGCCAAAATTTGACTCTTTTAATTTTTTTGTTGGTGTTGTGGTCATTTGTAAAAATAAATAAGTTTACATTAATATGATATCAAAATACTGTTTATATGTAAGGTATTATTTAAAACATTCAATAAAAAAACATTCAAAATTTCATTCAAAATTGCATTCAAAAATTCATTCAAAATATTATTAGTTACTATTAGTTTATTTTTTTTTAAATTTTTTTTTATTTTTTTTTAGTCCAGGAATTTTTTTATTCTCAATAAAAAAAATTATTGAGAATAGGTAATTAAAAAAATACTCACTATTTCTAGTGAGTAATTTATTTTTAATCTAAGAAATAATTTTCATAATCTTTTTTAGATGGATTATAAATATTTACTTCTGAACAACTTTCCGCTAACTCTGGGTTAAGAGTATTAAAAGCGAAGTTGTAAGGATCAGGATCATAAAATTGTTTTAATTCTTTTTGATCTAAAAATATTTTTATTTTTAAATCTGATCCGAATTTTGAATAATCCAAACCGATTGCTTCAACTAATTCTAAATAATCAGAATCAATTGTAAAAATAACTTTCTTACATTTGTGTGTGGTCATTTTTTTTAAAGAGATAAAGTTTTTTGAGATTCGTATTTTTTAATTATCTCTTCTTTGAATTCTCTAAATGTTTCTATATGCTGTAAGCTCTCGATATTTTCGAGAACTTCAGCAACTTCTGCATCCGATAAATTAAGAAATAATTTTAATTCTAAATAGTTAGTTTTCATTTTTCTAACTCCTGAATCAATAACTCTATCTGATTGCTACGGGCTTCGAGTCTTTCATAAAGAGTCGAAATAATAGCGTATGATTGCCAACTTAGTAATAAGAATGCAATTAATAAAAGTTTAGTTCTCATTTTTTTAATCCTCGAATACTTGAACAAATTTGAAGCCTACATCTTGTAATGTTTGCTTATCTCTTAATAAAAGAGTTTTAGTTCCCGTAAGTTCTAAAATCCATTTATCAATAGAATCTACTAAATAGTAGAATCTATTTCCGTAAACATCTTTAACAAAGAATTTGATTTCTTTGCTCATTAAAACTGGTTTAATCATTTTTTTTGGAAGGTAAAAAGGAAGGAATAAAAGGAGTAAAAAATTTACTCCTGATGCTTATTTTATGAGTTAGTCCAAACCTCAAAATATTCTTTTGAGGATTCGTCTACATATGGAATTCTTTCAAATCCATAATGGTAATACTTAACTCCTGATAATGCGTCACGCATAGCGTGTAAATATGCTGCGGTCTGATCATCGTATAAATATCTATTTAAATCGAATCCTATGTAAACTCCATTAGGATGAAACATAGAATTCTCATTATCAACTTTTTTTAATCCAACATCTAACCCGTTAGGATAATGTTTTCTTATAAATGAATTAACGCAATCTAATTTATCATTAGATTTGGTTAGTTCATCATGTAAAAGTTGTAATAGCTCAGGATACTCTGATCTATCAAAATCAGTTTTTGACATAGTAAGGAAGGTTAAATTGTCTAGATTCTTTTTTTGTATTTCCTTTTGTGTTTACCTGATAAACAAATTTTTAAGTCTGGTTACCTGATAAGCATTTTAAGAAATACTCAAGCGTAAAAATTGGACATAGTACACGCCCATTTTTCATGCTGATAGCATATTACACCCTAACCGATATTAAATCAATGTTTATTACAAATATTACAAAGTCCACTGAGGATCGATTCTGAGAGGCGATATTTTCTAAGGTACTAACATAAGCAAGTTATATTAGAGTGCTATCACAGAGGCACACAGGCACCTTAGAGGGTATATGGGGGGCTAGTTGCAGAAAAATTTTTTTGTAGGCCCAGGCGAGGAACTTAAATATATATCCGAAATCTTCGTTACTTTGACTCAACTTTGATTGAAAGCTCTGGAGCTTGGATGTTTACTGTCTCTACGGACTCACCTATTACTTTGCCAAGGGAGTCTAAGATCTGTGCTGCGGTTTGTAGTTGACCTTTTGATATAGCTTTGTTGAATAGACGTACTCTCATTGCTTGAAGGCGAGGTAACATATTTTCTCTATCTTTATCCCAATCTTCGGTATTCCAATGTTTTACTCTACCCCAATCTTCCCAAGCTGTTGTTATTGAGATGTTTTCAATTTTTGAATGTTCTATTACAAGTTGTCTAGTAGTTTTGCCGTCTAATTGTCGAGAGTATAGACGTTGAGCACGTTCTTGAACCTTTTCTGCTGTAGATCTAGCAACAAATCTAGGTCTGCGAGTTTTATTAGCTTGAGCTACTGGAGGTGTAATATCGTTGGGAAAGGTAGAAGAAGCCACGGACTTAATCTGAGAGGGGTTAATAATCGAACTATAACCTAAAAATACGGATTTAGGCTATAAATAGGGGGTATAGATTGAAATTTCTGTTATTTTTAAGTGTATGGCGGTAAAAAACAAACCAGAAATAAGTTTAAGATACGCACAAGGGGAGGTATTTAAAAGTGATAAAAGATTTCGGGTGTTGGTTGCAGGAAGAAGGTTTGGTAAATCATATTTATCCTGTATCGAATTGCTTAGAGGAGCAATCAATCGGCCTGGGGAGACTTATTTTTATTGTGCTCCTACTTATCGGATGGCAAAGGATATTGCGTGGAAAGAATTAAAGAAGTTAGTGCCGAAGGTATGGGTTCAGAGTAAGAATGAAACAGATTTAAGGTTGGAATTAATAAATGGATCGACTATTGAGTTAAAGGGTACAGAGAATGCTATGGCATTGAGAGGAAGAAGTCTAGCAGGGGTTGTATTAGACGAAGCAGCGTTTATGGATCGAGATGTATGGGCAGAGGTAATTAGACCTGCTCTAGCTGATAAACAGGGGTGGGCATTGTTTATTAGCACTCCTGATGGTACTGCCAGTTGGTTTTATGATATGTGGTGTTTTTGTGGTGAACAAGAGTGGGATGATTGGAAAAGATGGAGTTTTACTACGATTGAGGGGGGTAATGTTGCACCAGAAGAAGTTGAAGCAGCTAGAAGTCAGTTAGATGCGAGAACATTCAGACAGGAATTTGAAGCTAGTTTTGAAAATCTTACTGGTTTGGTCGCTGTTAGCTTCAGTGATGACAATATTGATAAAGAAGTGGAAGACTTACATATGCTTCCTTTGTTGTTGGGCTTGGATTTTAACGTTGACCCTATGGCAGGGATCTGTGCGTACAAGCATGGCAACAATTTATATGTCTTTGATGAGATCATGCTGACAGGAGGTGCTACCACATGGGATTTTGCTGAAGAAGTTACAAGAAGGTATGGGGTGGATAGAAGAATTATTGCTTGTCCTGACCCAACGGGTAGTGCAAGAAAAACAAGTGGGGTTGGAGTAACGGATCATAATATCCTTAGACGTAGTGGTTTTACTGTTATGAGTCCTAAATCTCCCTGGAAAATTAGAGATAAGATAACTGCTGTTAATACTGCTTTACTCGATGCAAATGGAGATCAGAGAACTTTTATTCATCCAAGATGTAAAGAATTGATAAAAGCACTTAGAACTCTTACATATGCACCAAATACTGGTTTACCTAATAAAAATCTAGGAGTTGACCATGCTTTTGATGCTTTTGGTTATCTTTGTCTACAACAATTTAATTTGGCAAAACCAGAGACATTAGGCCAAACTGCGTTTAGAATATATTAAGAACTACCTAATTCTTATCATGTATCATTCTACAACTAAGAAAAAGAAGAAAAAAAAGAAGGGAGGTAAGAAACGTAGTGAATGTTCCTGTAAATAAAGCTCTTTACGCTAGA